GACTCATACTCAGAGGCAGGAAGGCGATATGTAAAAGAATGGTACCCAGCCGGTCTTCGAACTCGTATTATGCCTAATGGAAGCATATTAATAATTAATACCAGGTATCATTATGATGATTTATGTGGGTGGTTATTAAAACAAGAGTCAGAGTTCTCTACAATTCTACCTTGGGAAGTAATAAGAATACCTGCATGGTTAGATGAAGCAAGTGCTGAGTTATTAGAGTTACCTGTTGGTTCTTCTTATTTCCCAGAATGGAAAACAGATGACTCTCTAAAGATTGATGAACAAGAAATACGTGCTTCTAATGGAGCAAGATACTGGAATGCATTATACATGCAGGACCCAACACCTGATGAAGGTGGTTTAATAAAAAAGAAATGGTTACAATGGTGGGAGTATGATGAGCCGCCAGCTTGTGATTTTATTATTCAAACATATGATACTGCCTTTTCTACAAAGACTACAGCAGACTATAGTGTGATTCAAACTTGGGGTATCTTCTCAAGGTTTGAACAAAACGAACATGGCTATGAAGACTTCATACCTAATTTAATTTTATTAGGAAACATGAAAGGCAGATTTGAGTATCCAGAGCTACGAAGAATAGCACAGATGCTCTATGATGAATTTAGACCTGATGTTTGTATTATTGAAAAGAAAGCATCTGGACAGTCTCTACTACAAGATATGCGTAGAGCTGGATTGCCTGTACAAGATTATATTCCAGACAAAGACAAAGTAGCTAGAGTACATGCTGCATCACCAATGATAGAAGCAGGAAGAGTCTGGTTGCCTAAAAATAAAAAGTGGTCTGATGATTTGTATACAGAGATTTTACAGTTTCCAAACTCAGCTCATGATGACCAAGTTGATGCTATGACAATGGCAATACATTACATGAAAGAGTCCTGGAGACTCACACATCCTGATGACCCATATATGGATGAAGAAATAAATAATAAAAAAAGGGTTGCATATTGGAGAGTTTAGTGGTATAATAGATGTAAGAGGTAATTATGGAAAAAGACAAAAAGAAAAAACAACCTAAATCTAAACTAATCATTAAACCAAAAGTAAATATTAATTTAAGTAAAGCAAAAGCTAAAGTTGATTTTAAACTTGGTGATAAAGTAAATGCACAGATACAAGGTTATGGTAAAACTAAAAGTCTTATCAAAGGGCCAAATAAATTACAAGGTTCTAAAGTTTCTGGTAAACTAGAAGTACAAAGAGGAAGACATGCTTTAGAAGGTAAAGGTGAGTATAAACCAGATAGACAAGAAGGTAGTGCAGGATTAACATATAAATTTAAATTTTAAATGATACAAATAATAAAAAAATTTTTAAATAATTATAGAAGAAGCTGTAATGCACATTATGATGATGTGTGTATGTAGGTAACTATGAATCCAGCAGAATTATATACACAACTAGCAACACAAACTCCAAGAAGACAAAAACGTATTCAAACTTTAGAGTCTGGTCAAGTTGGAGATATAGATGCTCCTGAATTAACTAAAGAACAATTACAAGATATATTAACTTTTGGAGCACAGATGTTACCTGGTGCTGAGATTGCTAGAGAAATAGGTGCTTCTAAATTAGAGCCAACAATATCAGAAGATATACAAGAAGGTAAAGTTAGTGATGCAATATTAAAAGGTATAGGCACAGCATCAGATGTTGCATTAGCTGGTTCTCCTTTTCTTGGCCCTGCAGGTCTTGTAGTTGGTCCAGCAGCTTTAGGTGTAAAGGCTTTAACTAAACTAGCAAGAGGAAAAAAAGGTGTAAAAGCAGGAATGTCACAAGTAGATGAAAGTAAATTAATAAAAGATAAATTTAATTTTAGTAAACAAAGAATTTTGGGACCAGGTGAACATAGATTCTATATTAATGATAATGAAACTTTAGGACTAATGGAAATTGGTAAAGATTTTGGTCCTGCTGAAGGTAAAAGACTTTACAACATATTAATGATAGATGACAATAAAAAAACTAAAAAAGTTGGTAAAGTTGTTTTAGGACAGAAACCAGATGGTGATAGTAAAATACAACATTTAGTAAATATAGAGATTGATAAAAAAGAAAGAGGAAAAGGTATTGGAGAATATGTGGTAAATATGTTATCAGATTATTCTGATGATGCAAAAGGATTTGCTATAAAAGATATTCAAAAAAAAGCATTACCTTTTTGGAAAAAGTTAGGTCTTTTTGATATTTCAAAAAAAGAAGGCACAATAGATGGTTTTGTACCTAATACATCAACAAATTTTAGAAATGCATATAAATTACCAGAAACACAAAGACGTGCCCAACCTGATACATTAAAAGAATTAGCTAAACAATTAGAAGAGGGTAAAATAACAAAAACAAAATGGGATGAAGAAGTAAAAAAACTAAATCCTGTTAGTATGTTTGAAGAGATGCCTACTGTGCCTTCATTAAAAAGAATACAATCGATAGTTGGAAATAAAGCTAATAATAAAGTTATTGGAAAAGATATTAGTTTAGAAAGTTTAGATGGTAAAAGAGTTTCTAATAGATTAGATATCCCTTCTTATGATAATTATGATACTTGGGTTCCTACTATGCATGAGTTAGGAAAAGCTAAAGGTCAACCAGGAAAAGTAATTGGATATGGTCAAACTGCTGTTTTAAAAAATGTAGACTTTCATACACCTGATATGCAAAGACCAATTAAGATGGCATTAAAAGTAGCACAAGGAAAAAGTAAAAGTCCTTTTGCAGGTATGGAAGGAACTTTTAAAAATACTCCAGTTGAAGAAGCATATAATAAAGCATCAGAAATATTAGAACAAATTAAAAGAGGAGAATCTGATTATATACAAGTAGGATATAATCCACAAAGAGCAAGTTATTTTTATGATAGAGCTACAGGTTTACCAGTATTAAATGCAGAGGAAGTAGTGCAGGTAGGACCATTAGTTTTAGCAAAAAAACCAATAATGGGAAAGGCCGCTGATTTTAAATTTGAAAAAGGTGGATACGTACACAATTACATAGAGGGACTATAAATGGCAGTAGAAAAAAATCCATTCGATAAAAAAGAAGAAACAACAAACGTAGTATCTATTAATGCACCTCAAGAAGATGCCGGTGTATCTTTTGAAGTAGATACTGATGGTGGAGTTACAGTAAACTTTGGTGAAGAAAATATAGAAGAAGAAGTAACAGCAAAAGAATACTATACTAATCTAGCAACAGATATGGATGAAGAAGTATTAAAAGATGTTGCACACACAGTTTTAGAAAACTTTCAAGCTGATAAAGATTCTAGGTCTGAGTGGGACTCTATGTTTGAAAGAGGTTTTGATTTATTAGGATTAAAACTAGAAGATGCTACAGAACCTTTTGAAGGTGCTTGTACTGCAGTGCATCCACTATTAATAGAGTCTGCAGTGAAGTTTCAATCTAAAGCATCACAAGAATTATTTCCTGTAGGTGGGCCAGTAAAGGCACAGATATTAGGAACACAATCTGTAGAAAAACAAGAACAGGCAAATAGAGTTCAAAACTTTATGAACTATCAGTTGACTGAACAAATGCCAGAATACTTTGATGAGTTTGAAAGAATGCTTTTTCATTTACCATTAATAGGTTCTGCTATTAAAAAAGTATAT